CCTATTATGAAGGCGTAAAGCACGAAGTAAATGTATATAAGAATACAGGAATGGTGGACTATCCATTGCTTGATTATAAAATCGTGCAAAGAGCGATCGAAAAGGGCGGGGTTATCACAGCGACAGGACGTGGAAGCGGAGTATCATTTTTTACAAATACGCTTCTCGGCTTTTCCAAGCTTGACAGATTCAAAAGTCCTATCAAGCTGTATCCTGAACGTTTTATGTCAGAAACCCGAATCTTACAAACAAGGTCTTTACCCGATTGAATTAAGTCGCTATATGCAGTGATGCATATAGAAAATCCAGAATATCAGGGGAACTCCTGAAGCTTCATTTACCAAGCATCAGAGAAATCAAAATGCGGCACTGCCAATCACAGTGGTATGGTAACAAGAATGAAGATTGGACAATCCTGAGAGACAGCCCTAAGTTAGAAATAATATGGGAAGCTCGCAACGACTACCAATGGAAATCCGAGATAACATCTACGATTATGGTATAGTCTATTCCGACCGTAATGGTGTTAAAGTATTGCGAAAGCAACGGTAAAAAAGTTAGACCTAAATGTATCGGATCCCGAAATATTTGCCGAAGCACAAGAGGAGATCCTGACTGAAATTTACGGAACTTCGGGACATTCCTATCCTATGATAGCATTCGGAACAGCGAAAAAGAAATCTGCCTTCAAGCTCTATGCAAGAGCACAGCAAATGGATTTTGAGCTTGCCAACGAGATTTCCAAACAGATAGATAAATACGAAGAAGCCTATAAAATGGCTGACGATGACGAAAAAGACGATATCAACATCTATGATTTCGTAGATGAAAAATATCACGAGTACATAGACAGCAGTAAGGAATACTGGGGCATCATAATGGATAAAAAGAAAGCCCCCTGCGGATATCTTCTATATGCAGGAGATATCAGAAAAGAAATCGGTCTTATAAAATGCAAGAGCGAATCCACCAAAAAGGAATACATAACAGCCGTCATCGACGGCGCTGTAGCTGAAAAATATAAGTTTCTGAAAAACGATCTGCTCAAAGTAGATGTGGTTTTGCTCATTGATAAGATCTATAAGAGAATCGGAATCAGACAACACACCGTCAATGAGCTTGACGAAATCGTAAGGGACAATCCGAAAGTATGGGATATATACGCCAAAGGACTTACTATCGGCGTAAATCAGATTGAAAAAGCAAGTACAGCTCAGAAGATGACCAAGTATAAAGCAACTAATATATCGGAAGCCTGTGCATTTATAGCCGCTATCCGTCCGGGCTTCAAATCTATGTACTCCAGATTTGAGAACAGAGAGCATTTTGAATACGGAATCAAAGCTTTCGATGAGCTGATTCAGACACCGCAGTTTCCCGAATCCTTTATGCTGTATCAGGAAATGCAGATGAATACATTGCATTTTGCAGGATTCCCTATGGACGAATGTTATGGGATAATCAAAGCTATTGCCAAAAAGCACCCTGAAAAGGTAAAACCGCTCAAAAGCAAGTTCATAGAAGGATTTAAAACCCGAATAATCCAGTCTGAAAACCTTTCCGACTCTGTTGCAGAAGAAAAGAGCCAGCAAGTGTGGCAAATCATATCCGACAGCTGCAGATACAGCTTCAACGCATCTCATTCTTTGAGTATGGCTTACGACTCTCTGTATTGTGCATATCTGAAAGCGTATTATCCATATGAGTTTTACGAAGTTCTTCTTGACGAATATACCCGAAAGGGTAAAAAGGATAAAGTTATGTTGCTTAAAGCAGAAATGCTCAAAGGTTTCGGAATTTCTGAGGGCGAGTACAAATTCGGACTTGATAACAGACGTTTTATAGCAAGCCCAGAAAATCAAGCTGTAATACCATCTCTTTCATCTATTAAGAATCTCAGTCAGAATCTTGCAAACAGTCTGTATGAGCTTTCGCAGAATAATAAGTACGATGATTTTTATTCATTATATAAAGGAATAAAGGAAAATAAGATCGCAAATTCAGAACAGCTCGGAATACTTATCCGAATAAACTATTTCAAGAATTACGGCTCCATTGCAAAAATCGAAGAATTTATGCAGGCTGTTGACGAGCTGTACGGCAGGGCGTCATTCAAAAAGGAAAAGCTGAATAGCAAATATACGGATATAATCGCTGCTTATTCTACAGAAACTGCAAAAATGTACAGTAAGTTTGATTACGATTCTGCTTTAAAGGCTCTGTGGAACAATATGCCTGACAAGAAAACGCCTGTTTCAATGCTTTTGAAATACGAAAATGAGAATCTGGGATATATAAAAACGGTATTTCCGTCTTTGCTTGATTCTTATTATCTGGTGCAGAGCATAGACGGCAGATATTCCAATAAGGTCTTGAAGCTCTACCGCCTCAAAGACGGCACCCACCTTACCGTAAAAATCAAAGGCAAAACCTTTGACGAAAACCCTCTCCACGAAAATGACATTATCAAAACCATAGATATAACCGAAGAAGCGAAATGGGGCAGAACGCCCGAAGGCGAATGGTATCGCAAGGAAGAAACCGAACTGATACTGAAAAAATGGGCGAATGTGAGGTGATAAGATGCTTTCCCATTATAAATATACAGACAAAGAAAAGGAAGAGCTGATAAAATCTCTTACTGTTATCATAGATACGAGGGAGAAACAAAACAAGAATGTGACAGATTGGTTTGAAAAGAACCACGTTAACTATATCAGCCGAGCCTTGAAAAACGGCGATTACAGCTTCTATGTACCCGCAAATCCCAAATTGAACATAGAACGTGATTTATATTTCGACCGACAGATTATGATCGAACGAAAGCACAGTCTTGAAGAGCTGAGCGGCAATATAACCCAGAGCCGTGCAAGATTCGAGGAGGAGCTTGCCACATTTGCAGGCAAGAAATATCTGATGATTGAAAATGCAAATTATCAGGATATAGTGCAGAAACGCTATACTACCGATCTCTCTCCCAAAGCGTATCTTGCAACCCTGCATACATATAATCACCGCTATGGCATAGAAATTATGTTTATGCCTGATGACAAATTCAGCGGTGTGTATATCTATGGTGTAATGTCATATTACCTGAAATCAATTCTCAGATAGCGGGTACAGCCTTCGGGCTGTATCCGGGAAAGGAAAATTATGCAATCATTGTATGAAATTTTTCACGCAATAGCCCAAACGTCGAAGCGTAACGATAAAATCGCACTTCTTGAAGCCAATAAGGATAACAGGCTTTTTGTAAAAACTCTGTCTTGGCTTCTCAATCCCTTTGTCATAACAGGAATCAGCACAAAGAAAATCAATAAGACCGTAAGGTATTGCCATTCTCCGATTCAAGATTGGGAGAATATGATGGAATATCTGAATAATAACCATACAGGCACAGATATCGACATCGGAATCGCACAAGGCTTTATAAAAGTCCAGCCCGAACATCAGCAAGATTTCTATACTGCTCTTATAACCAAGACGCTCAGAATCGGAATAAACGACAAGACCGTAAATGCGGTTTACGGAAAGGGAACTGTCCCGATGTTTGAAGTAATGCTTGCAAATAAGTATTTCGATAATCCCGAAAAGGTAAATGGCGTATATACTATAACGGAGAAATTAGACGGCTTCAGGCTTGCAACAATAATACATAACGGCGAAATCAAATTCTATTCAAGACAAGGACAACCGGTGGAAAGTCTTGTAGAAGTCGAAGCAGATATGAGGGATTTCTGTGAAAGAAGTCAAATTGAAGACAGATTTTTTGACGGCGAACTTGTTGCTGTCAACTGTGAGGATATTTCGTCAGAAGAAAACTACAGGATAGTCACTAAAATCGCAAGAACGAAAGGCGAAAAGCGTGGTCTTAAATACGTCATTTTTGATACGCTTTCCTATGATGAATTTGTAAATCAGAATTGCTTGTCTAAATATTGGCAAAGAAGAACAACTCTTATATGTCTCTCTAATAGAATCCGAAGCCCCCACATCGGCATTCTCCCTATTCTCTATTCAGGCTCGGACACAGATATGATTATGACGGAGCTTGAAAAGGCAGAAAGCAATAATAAAGAGGGCATTATGATTAACCTCAATGACGGCTTTTATGAGTTCAAGAGGTCAGATACGCTGTTAAAAGTCAAGGTAATGCAGGACGCCGACCTCA